GCGATGGGGTCGTGCGCAGGGTTGGGCACGGCGTTGCCGCCGATCGGCGCGCCTTCGGCGGCGCGCTGCCGCAGCCCCTGCAGGGTACTCATGCGCTGCTCCAGCCCGGCATACTCCGTCGCGAGCGTTTGAAGCTCGGTTTGCAGCGCCGCGACATCGCATTCGTCGTCACCCTCAAGGGTTTTTTGGATTTCCAGGCGGCGAGCCTGAATCTCCTGCATCCTTCTTTGCCACATTGTGATTGTCCTCCTCGATAATTTTAGAATGTGTAGGTATATGCGAGTGCTCTGGCGCGCCGCTTCCGCTGCTCCAGCGTCCTTTTTCGGTAATCCTCCACTAAAAAGGCGCTGCGCGCCGTGATGCTGGTGTCGTCGTATACCGGGAACGCCACGGCGCTCACGTCGTACAGCTTTTTGACGCGCAGGACACGCAGGGTACTCGCGGCCTCGTCAAATATGTATCCGTCCGGGTCTACCCGAAAGCTGAAGCTCATGCGATCAAGCCGTCCGGCCTTGATGTCGTTGTACAGCTGCCGGTGCCCCTCGTCGTTGGAGTCCAACAGGGCGCGCATTTGCGCGTCCACCGGCGTAACGGTCAGGCTCAGCGACTTATTGCGGGTGCGGGCGTATACCCGCCCCTGGTGTTCCACGTTGAGAATAAAGTCGCTCATGTCCGCACCATCCAGCGCGCCGCGCTCAATTACCTCGTAGGTTTTCTTGCCGTCCGCGTCCTCCCACAAAGGCGCGCGGGAGCCAAAGACGATAGGCGTGCCTGTGATCACGAGTTGGCTACTGTCCTGCTGCTGCGCTTCCGCGCTAAGGCCACCCAGGACTGAGCGGTATTGTCTGCCCTCAACTATCGGCATTGTCGTCGTCCTCCTGCTTGGTTTTTATGCCTTGGTACTGGTCCACTCCGTCAACGTTCACGAAGTTCAGCGACTGCACCCGCCGCGCGCCTTCCTCCCCGCCAATAGGGAGTTCGCCGAATATCGTAAGCATTCGATCAACCGTGAGCGCGCCGGTTGCGGAAAGAAGCTTGACCACCGCTATTTTTGACGACATGCCGGCGTATCGCAGCCCGCTGGCCTCGCAAACGATTCTGTTCCCGAAGCCGCGCTCCCGCTCCGTAAAAAGCACGTTTGTCAGCGCCTGCCCGAGTTGCTCAAAGAAAGGCTTAAGTCTCCCCTCGTAGTAGGCATTCCATTGCTGCTCGGTAAATTTGTTCTGCACGATACTTTCATTTGTGCCGAAGTAGTCAAAAACCTGGGTTCTCGCGTGTTGTAATTGCCCGGCCGGGATCGGTGTTGTGTTTTCCTTGATGGGCTCATAGTCGTAATCGCCGCCTGAAACTACAACGCCCCCGCTGTTCTTGCTCGCAATCATGTTGTTTTGCACAAAGCGGTCACGGGCGTCCGCCAAGTCTTTTTCCGCAACGCCGCCCACCCGGAATTTCAGGATGCCCCGCACCGCCGATACCAGCTTTGCAAATGCCGACATGCTTTGATTGAACGCGTTGACCGTTTCAAGCACGCTATCCAACGCCCTGTTGTCACTGCCAAACAAATCGTTGTCGTGAAAATAATTGCGGATATGGATGATGTCCACATACGGGATGACGGCGGGCCGCCCGGTTTTGAAGCTTATAACGCAGTACAGCGTGCCCGCGCTCTCTACGACGTCAATCGTGGCCGCGTCAATGGGGTAAAGGGCCTCCAGTGTGTTGCCGTTCCAGACGGAATATATAAAAGCGTTGTTGTTCAGCTCGTATTGCGCGGCGATTTTGTAATAAAACGCGCTGGCGGTCATGTAGGGGTTTGGTTGTTGTTGTAAAATGCGGTTGATATTGCCACCCACTTCCTCGTAAGCGCCGTTGCCCAAGCGAACATGGCGCGGGGATAGCTTGGAGGCGTGCCGGGCGAAAGAGCCCACGGCAGACCGGACCGGCGCAATCTTCCATTGTTTCCCGTCGTAGGGGGCAAAAGCGGTGCCGAAGCTGTTGATCACCTTGATCCCGGTTTTGCCTTCCAATTTTTCGATGGTTTTGTAAATCAGCTTATCAAGTACGCCCACGCTCTCACCTCTCTACCGATGACATAAAAATCTGATAATCCCTGGCGTACACGACCCACGCATCCAGCAGGGACGCCATGCCGTCTATGCGCCTTTTTTCGCTCTGCTTGTCCGGCTGGATGTTGTTTAGCCCCGACTTTTTCACGCCGGTATTGAGCATGCACCACGCAAGCATCGGGTTTTTGTTGTAGTTGACGATCTTGTCCTGGAAGGCCGCGCCCATTTCCCGCATGGGGTACGTAAAGGTGAAGGGGCCTTGCCGCACTGTCTCCATGAAAAAGCCCTTGCGCTCCATCTCCGGCACCCAGTATCCCGATAGCGCGGTGTCGTACCCGACTTTGTAGACGGTGATCTCATACTCGCTTTTCATCCTGCAAAACCAGTCAGTGACCGCACTGTAGTCCACCCGGTGGCCCTCGCAGATCGTCAGCAGGTCCCGCTCTGCCCAGGTGCGGTATGGGGCTTCCTTGCTGCCCTCCGCCTCGACGATCTTCACCCGCTCCTCGGGGATGAAATAGCGCTGCACCACGTAAATGGTAGGGTCGTTCGGCTTGCGAATCAGCAATGTCGCCGCCGTCAAGTCCGTGGTGGCGCTCAGGTCGCACCCACCAACGGCGTAGGTGTTGCGTACATCCTCCATGGTAAAAGTCAGGTCGTTCATGACATCGTTGTAGCTGAGCCAGCTGGCGGCAGTGTTGGCCCGGATGTTGAAGTGCTTGCAAAGTAGGTTCGACAGCTCTGCCGGTATCTTTTTCGCCCGTTCCACGGCCTCTTGTAGGGCTTCCGGTTGCTTGATGGTGCCCAAACCCGGGTTTGCCTTGGACCAACATTTCGGGTCGGTCCATTCCTCCATCCTGTCGAGCTCATACAGAACCGGCAGGAATCTTTCATCCTCGATTTCCCCGTCCGCAACCTTGCAAGCGTACTCATACATCTGGTCGTAGATGCCTTCGCGGTGCGTGCCGGCCGTGGTGATCATCATGATCAGCGGCTGCCTGCGGCCCGAGGTCCCGTCCTTGATCACCTGGTACAACTCGGGATTGCGTATGGCGTGCAGCTCGTCGATGATCGCCGCGTGGACGTTCAGGCCGTCCATGGATTTACTTTGGGAGGAAAGCGGCTTGAAAAAGCTGGCCGTCGTTGGGAGGTAGATGTCGCTGCGGCGCTTGTTTGTCAGTGTGGCGATTTCCAGCGAGTGCCGGCGCATGTTTACCGCTTGGTTGAACGCGATTTCAGCCTGCTCTCTCTTCGTGGCCACGGCGTAAACTTCCGCCGCGCCCTCCCTGTCCGCGATAATCAAATACAGCGCCAAGGCCGCCAGCAGCGTTGATTTGCCATTCTTGCGGGCGATCAACAGCAGCACCTCGCGGAAGCGCCGCAGCCCCGTCTTGCGCTCGATGAAGCCGAATGTGGCAGAAACGAAAGCCTTTTGAAACAAGTCCAGCTCGATCGGCGCGCCAAATGCACCCTGGCTTTGATTGCAAAATGCCTCGATGAAACCTATGGGGTGTTGGGCGCGCGCCTCGTCGAAACAGTATTTGCTGCGCTTGTGGGCGTGGCTATATTTGATGTCCTCGGCCAAGCGGGTATAAACCTTGCGCACCCGCTCGCTTGTGATAATCTTCCCTGCGTTGATCTGGCGGGCGTATTTCGTTACCCAGTTCATCCCGTTTTCCTCTCGGCCACGAAGTCGGCCAGCCGTTTTCCCGCCTCCGTCTCAAGGGCGGTTGGTTCGGGCAGCAGGCCCTCCAGCTGCTTGCAGACCATCGCGTAATTCTTGGCCATGGCGACGTGCTTTTCCAGCAGCGGGTGCGCCCGCTCGATGGTGTAATCCCCCTGCTGCATCGTTACGATCAGGCCCTCGCGCTTGATTTGCTCCTCCATATCCTCCAACAGGATGAGCATGAAGGCGGCTCGGTCGATCAGTTTTTCGGCTGATTTTCTGCGATTTTCTTCGACTTTTTCAAAGATTTTTGCAAGTATTTTGACTTCGCGCTTTATCCGCGCATTTTTTGTTTTTAATTCTTCACCCGCGCACGCGCCCAAAGTTCGCCGCCTCCTTTCGCTGGTTTCGGGGTGGGGGGGTCATGCGCGACCCGGTCGGTATTTCCCTTGAGGGGCGTTCGGTTTTCGCGCAAATTTTTTTTCAACAACCCCCGGGGGGGTAGCCTTGTGTTGACGCCGGCACTAGGTTCCCTTTTGTGTCAAATGTAAATCCCTCGCCCGCCGCGTTTTCTGTCTGGTGTTTCTGCCCATGGCATTTCTCGCAGAGCAGTTCCAGGTTGTCCGCGCCGTACACAATAGCCGGATCGTTGACGTTCTGCGGCGCGAGGTGGACTTTGTGGTGAACTGTGTTCCCCGGTTCTCCGCAACGCGCGCACAGCCCATCATCCCGCTGGATGATATATTCCCGCACCCGCTTCCACTGCGGCGATCGGTAGATGTGTTTGGCAAATTCCTGCATGACCGCGCTCCAAAAAAAATAAAACTGGTAGAAGTCTACAATGACATTCTACCAGTTAATTTGAACCCACTACTGACAGCTTTTACGTTGTCAAGCCCCGTTCCTTCGCGCAGGCCAGCCGTGCCGCCCGCAACAAACGGTACACCGTCCTCTCATCACAGTAATTGTCCGTAGCGTACCTCGTTACGAAAGCGTGCACGCGCTGCGCTCCCGGTTTGTATACCGTCATCATGGCAAGACATGCCTCCGCGTCCAGCCTGTTGTTGGCCGCCCGCAGCACCGCCGCGTAATCCTCCGCCTCCGGCTTGCCGTTATACGCCTCACACCAGGCCCCGCGCTCCTGCGGCGTCATCGTGCGCACGCGATTATAGAGCCGGATCATCTCGGTGGCATAGTCCCGGTAAGGCTCTTTGATCACGCCGTCACCCCCTCCCGCAAGGAAACAGTCTTTCCGCCTTCCTTGCGCTCGATCCCGATGTCGCCGCCACCCTTGAAGGTGACCTTGGTGCCGTTGCTGGTTTTGACCGCGATCTCCTGCAGCACGTCCCGCGAGATCATATCCAGCAGGAGCAGCAGCTCGCCGTACTCCTCGCCGGTGATCGGCTCGCGCCAGCCCGGCGCGTCCGGGGCGCAAAGTTCCTCCAGGCGCGACTTGCCGGCCGCGACGGCTTTCTGGCGCGCCCGCGCCTCTTTGGCTTTCTCGCAGTCGCAGGGCACGTCTTTTGCGAAGGATATCTCCCCGCAGAAGATGCACGCGCCCGCGCTGTCCCTCAATACTTGTTCCATTGCCGTTCCCTCTTTCTCTGATTATTTTTTTGCGGTGCTGTTTTTATAAATCGGCATTCCATCCACGGAAAACCGAATGCGTCTATGCCCATGCGGACGCTGTCCGTCTCCAGCGCATACCCTTTGGGCGGGACTGGCACGTCCTTCCACTTGCTGGCCTTTACGTCCTCCGTTCTCACGGTTGGCTTTTGGAGGTTCCGGCTGCAGTTCCAGCGCTTGAAAAATTCCATGTCCTTTTTTTCGCGGACTTCCTTGAAGTTTTTGATGAGGTAGTTCGCCAGTTCTTCGTACTGTCCTTTATTGTCAAGCGACACCGCCCTCACCCTGCCGCTCTCCCACGCGGCCTGTATTGCCGCCAGCGGGATTGCCGCGTTGCAGATCATGTGCACGTGCGCCGCGCCGCGCTCCCCGATACCTGCCGTCCATATGTATTTCAATTCCGCGCCGTTGTCGTTGTACATTTTCCGCAGCTTCCGTAAAAATTTCTGGACCGTCTTTTTCAACGCCTCCTCGTCTGCCGGCCGCAGCACTTTTCGGAATGTGAGCGTCAGGTGGTAATCGCCTACGCCGAAATTCGCGGCGATCAGCCAACGCAGCATCTCCCGGGCGCGCCGCTCATTTTCTTTCCTGATTTTTTCCGGCGTACCCTCTTTTCTGCGCTCCCGTTCGGGCGGGCGCTCGCCGTCCCATGGGCAATGCGATTTCCTGACCTCCAGTGATACGCCCGCTGTCACGGTCCGTTTTCTGTATGCCATGCCCGCCTCCCGCTCCTCACGAAATGTCCTTAAGTTATTACCCTAACCAAGGTTGTTTTGCGGCCCCCGCCGCCCCTGCAGATGGTCGCCGCGTAGAGCGGTGATACAGTGCCCGCAGGTGTCCCTATTATATAATGTAATGTAACTATTAGAGGAGGACGCTCGGCGGCTCCCAGTTCCAAAGCCCCTGCTGCCCGCGGCAGGGCACCGGCTCCGGCAGCGGGCAATACAGCCAGCCTATGCGCTCGCCCCTTGTGCGCTTAATGATCATGTGCGCGCAGTCCGCGCCGCTGGCCTTGCTGAAATGGCGGCAGTCCGGGGAAAACCACGCCAGCCCCACCCCGCGCCCGCCACAGACCGTGGGCGGGTCGATATTCCACACGCTTTCCTGGTAGTGTACCGTGTGCGGGTGGTTGGTCTTGTGCATCAGAATGGCGCTCTCGTCGTGGTTGATGGCGATGTCCACGGGGCGGCCCAGCGCCAGCTCTATGCCCGTTGAGGCCCCGCCGCCGCCCGCGAAGTTATCCACGATCAGCTTGTCGAATAGGTTGATCTGCTTACGCCTGTCCATCGCGCCGCTCCATTTCCCTGCGCAGGTCATCCTTGATATAATACCTGCGCCCGTAGGTCTTACATAGCCGCTCGCATTCGCGCCCAAAGACCGCCCAGTCGATAGGCGGTAAGCCTAAATCCTCTGGCTTATGGTGGTTTAGTTTGCCGATCTTGAACTCGTCGATGTAGTCCGCGACCCTTATCAACGCATAAACCGCCTCCGGATAAAGTACAGGCTCGCAGGATACCCAAGTTTCAATCCCGCGTCCTTTTGCAGTCTCTAAGCTTTTAAGCCGTTGGTGTGTTGGTGCGGCATTTGGCTCTATTTCGCGCGCCCTGGTCGCCATTGTCCAACTCGTAAATGTCACCCCAAAGCGATCTACGCCGCCGGCGCGCAGCAGGTCAAAATCCCGCTCGGCGAGATACCCGCCCTTCGTGAGAATTTGCACCCGGTTGCCGCTGTCCTTCAGCAACTTAATGATCTCCCGCGTGGGCGTGGTGTCAACCAATCCAGCCGGGTAGGGGTCACACATGAAACACAGGTGTATGAGCTTTTCCGTTATGCCCTCCCGGTCCAGTTGCCGATGAACGCTCTCCACGATGTCGCGGCGGGGTTGGACGTTGGAATGAAACTCTTCCCGGCTCTTGTGCAGCGCGGCAGGCGCAAAGCAGTAGGTACAGCTGTGGTCGCACCCGGTATAGATGTTGATGGCATAGTCGCCGTACTCTTTCGCGCGGCCCGTTGGAACGTAGATCGGCGCAGTTATCATAAAATCTCCTCCACCGGCACAACCCGGTATAGCTCGCCGCCGCCCAGGCATATTGCCGAGCCGCGCGTAAATGGCTCCCCGGTTTCTATCGCCCGGCGTATCTGGTTCTCCGTTGCGCAGGCGTTTATCGCGAGATGGCTGACACGGTCGCTTTTTGCGATGACC